AGTGAAAAACCTTAGTTATTTATTAAAATTTTTAAACTTAAAGAATATTCATAAAAAATTGAAAGTTTATTATATGTAATATAATAAACTAAAATGGCGAAAGTATATAAATTAGAACCACAACTTACTAAATCATCTTATGATGAAGAAATATATACCAAAACTATTGATGGACAAGATGTTGAAATAACTGTTGTAAGTTATCATCGTTGGTCTGAATTCGAAATTACTCTAACTGAATCACAAAAAAAAGAAATTTTATTAAAAGATGAAATAATTTTAAGTGATTATGATATTGAATTCATTTCAAGTGATGATTGCTTTAAAATGGATTCAGAAATTAAAGATGAAAATAAATACTCAGAAAAATTTATTTCTAAAATTGTTAAACATATTTATGGTCCTGATGAAGACGACGATGATGATGATGACGACGAATCTCTTTGTGAGGGTGGAATCGATGCATTAGACGAAAATGGATGGTCTTCTGGAGATGTTACTTACGGATTAACTTGTAATTGTACTTTATCTGAAATTTAATTTTTATTTAATTACAATATTTATAAATCCTTTATACAACTGAATATAATATATATTTTGTTTGATAATAATAAAATATTAATAATTATTTATTGCTATTTTTCTTTTACATATTTCTTTAATCACTAATAATAAATTATTCAAAAATAAATTACATTTTTAAATGTTAAAAGGTATAATTATTTTTATTTAAATAATAATATATAATTTATAGTATGAATCTAAAAAATATTATTTTATGCCCTTCACGTGCAGGACAATTAAAAAAAGGTGTAGAAAATTTTCCATATCTGATTCAAAAATATATTAAACCAACATTTAATATAATAGATTCAAATTTAAAAAATAATAATAAAAATAATTATGTCTTTTCTAATAGTCATAAAATATATAATGCATGCAATTCTGTAGATAAATTTATATGTATAGGAGGTGACCACTCCATAACTATTGGAAGCGGAGCAGCATCACTAAATAAATATCCAAATGTTAAATTTATTTGGATTGATGCACATGCAGATATAAATACATTTGATTCATCATTAACTAAAAATTATCATGGTATGCCATTATCATTTCTAACTGGACTTGATAAAAATAAGCATTTCTCATTTATTAAAAATTTATTAAATTTTAAAAATATTTATTATATTGGATTACGTGATATTGATTCATTTGAATGGAAAATTATTAATGACTATAAAATAAAATATACTTTATCTGAATTTGTTAACACGAATATCATACATGAAACTAATAAACTTTCAACTTTTATAAATAAATCACCCATACATATTTCATTTGACGTAGATTCTATTGATGAATCTTTTATTTCTAGCACCGGCACAATAGTAAGAAATGGATTAGATTTAAAAAAAACTAAGTTTTTATTAAAATCATTGTTAAAAAATGAAAATGTTGTTGGAATTGATATTGTTGAAATGAATATGGAAATAAATAAAAATAAATATCAAACATCGATTGATAATTTTTTGTATTTATTTTCTGATATTTTTAAATTAAAATAAAAATCGAATATATTTAATATTTATATACAAATACACAATGAAATATCATCTGTTTTATAGTTTGTCTTTTTATATTTTACTTTTCTTTATTTTTTTCATAAAAAATAAATTAATTAATAACTCAAAAAAATTTACTTATCATGATGATAATTTTAATGAAATAAATTACAATAAACTATATTATGACTCTATAAATAATGTTTATTGTAATGGATTTATGTCTCCAACAGAATATCCTAAAATTATTTAAAATAAAATATTTATAATTTAAAAATTGATTTTTTTATAACATTTAAATAAAATTATTATTATGAGTGACTTTAATTTAAAAAATAGTCAAGAATTATCTGATTTAAATGATTTAAAAAAAAATTATATTTGTTTAATATCATCTGAACAAACAAGATTCCATGTTCCTATTAATATTCTTTACATTTCTAATTTGATTTCATGTATGTTAGAAAATATCGACAATGAAAATTTAGAAGATGATAGAGATATTCCATTATTAAATGTTAATGCTAAATGTGTTGCAAAAATTATTGAATTTATGCAATATTACCATAATGACAAAATGAAAGATATAGAAAAACCATTGCGTTCAAGTAATTTAAAAGATATAATCCAAGACTGGTATGCTGAATTTATTAATATTGATGAAGATTTCTTATTTTCTTTAATAAATGCTGCAAATTATATGGATATACAACCTCTTTTAAATTTAGGTTGTGCTAAAGTAGCTTCATTAATTAAGAACAAAACTCCAGAAGAAATTAGAAATATTTTTAATCTTGATGATAAAAATAATATTCAAAATAATGTTGGTGAAATTGAAAATAAGAATGATTAAATATCTTTCTATAACTTTATAATTTTTAAGAAATAATTTATATATTATATTTTTATTTATCAATTTATATTTAATTTTTAGGTTTAATGTTATAATTTAATCACATGATGAACAATTACATTCAAAATTGTCCATATCTATATTTTTTAATATTACTTTTTTTTCACTTTCATAAAAATTCCATGTTACTTCTTCAATTATTATATTATTTTCATCTCTTTCTTTACTCCATATCATTTCATCATTAAAACTAAATATTTTTTCACATTTTTTACAACTAATTCTCGTATGTGTATCTGCTGATAAAACTAATATATTTTCTTTGTAATTTTCAAGTAAGTCTTTTGTTTTTTCTAAATTATTCAAAAGATCATTTATGTGTTTTGTTTGATTTTCATCGCTTTCTTTATCCATATTCTTTATTTTTATTCTTAATATTAAAAAAAAAATCAATTTTTAATTTATTATATATATGTCATCCGATTTTCTAGATTAAATATTATTTTTATTGTTTCATTTATTGATTGGTTTATTGTTTCATTTATTTTACGATTATCATGTAATCTATAATTTGGTTCATCTGGAATATTTATATTATTATTTACATATCTATTAATTTCAATACTTAAGTCATGCAATATACTACTACATAAATATATATTACCTAATAAAATTACTATTTTTATAATCATCTTTCTTTAACCTTTTTTAATAATCAATTTTTAACTTCTTTTTAATATTTTATTTAAAATATATTTATTATATATCTATATGAATGATAATATAGATAAACCCTTAAATGAACAAATACGACATGCAATAAGCAAATCACCATATACACTACATGAATTCGCTCAATTAATGAGTATGAAATTAAGAACTTTACAAGGTTTTATTGACGGAAGTCTTATTCCAGAAAAAAAAAATATAGCTAAAATGAATAAATTTTTAAAAACTAAAATGAAATTATAATAATTATTTTCTTTATCTATTTTTTTATTAAATGACCATTAATTTAAAAAAATCGAATATTTATTTTTTTTCTTTATTAAATCAAATGAATAAATATAATAAATTAGAGCTAATTGGAAAAGGTTCATATGGCACTGTTTATAGAGTTGAAAAAAAAAGTAGTAAAAAAATATTTGCACTAAAACAATTAAAAGCTTATAAATTAAAAAATAATTATGAAATTAATAGTTTATTGAATGAACTTAAAATTTTATGTTTTCATGACTGCGAGTATTTACTAAAATGTCGAGATATATTTTATGATAATTATAATGTAAATATTATTACTGATTTTGCTAAGCATTCTGATTTACATAACTATATCCAAAAATATAAAACTAAAAATAGAAAAATTAATGAAAAAATTATTTGGACTATATTTATTAAATGTTGTTACGGTATTGATTATTTACATCAACATAATATTATTCATAGAGATTTAAAACCTGCTAATATTTTATTAAATGAAAATTCAACCATTTCAATTGCTGATTTCGGAATATCTAAAATTGTTGAAAAAAAAATAAGTTCTTATACAATGATTGGTACTCCTTATTATATTAGCCCTGAAATGTATAGTGATAAAAATTACGACAAAAAAATAGATATTTGGTCTTTAGGATGTATTTTGTATGAAATGATGACTTTTAATGTCCCTTTCCAAGCTAATGATATCTTAGGACTAAAACATAAAATTATCAATGGAATTTATTATAAAGATAAATCTAATTTCTATTCTAATGAATTAAATTATATGGTACGTTATCTTCTTAATATAGATCCCAAATTAAGACCATCTATTTATCAAATTATTTCAAGCAATACATTTAAAAAAAAAGAACATGAACTTAATTTATCAAATTCAAATGATTTTAATCTAAAAGTTAATGATAAATTAAGGCATGCATATAAAATACCTGATAAATCATTAAGTTGGAATAATTTAATTATTGATATTGACCAAGACAATGATAATAAATTACATAGTCCTGTAAAACATATCCAAAAACATAATGATGAATATTTAAATAATAAATTTGATTTACAAAAACCCATTAATTATAAAAAACCTGCTAATCATGTGACACCAATATTACCTAGTATTTTAAAAAAGAATGATAATAATATATACAAAAAAAATTATTATCCTTCCTATTATAAAGACTATTCGTCTAATAATAAAAAATATCCATCATATTATGATAATTACCCTAAAATTAACTATCCTAAAATCAATTATCCTAAAATTAATTATCCATCACACTTACCATCTATTAATAATAATAAAAATAATATATGTAATTATCCTGTATATGACCATAAATATTATAAAAATAAATATAGCTCAAATAATATTATTTTTTAATTCATAAAAAAATGATTTTTAAACAGAATATTAATAATTATTAATAATTATTAATATATAATGTCTGATTTTGTTGTTGACTCAATTAAGTTAAAGAATGCCACTACATTATTACCCAATGTAATATTAAAAAATATATATTTTAAATATAATGAATTATATTACTCAAAAAAATATGATAGTTTATTAATTACACTCAATGATGATGTATCAAATAGACTTGATACAAAAAATATTATGCCACATATTAATGAAATATTAAATGATAAAAATTATATTTCCTATCTACAAAGTAATAATTCTATTTTTAAAAATATATATCAAAAACATTATGTCGAAAATAATAAAAATTTTGTACTTATGAATGTTAAAGATAGTTTAGCACTTTCATGGCTTATGTATCTACATCATTAAATTATATTAAGCGTGCAGTTAGAATTTAATTAAAAATTGAAATATTTTTAAAAATTTATAAAAATATAATGAACTTTACTATTTTTATTTTTATCTTTTTTTGTGCTATTTTGATTAAAATTATTTATGAAGCATATTCTATTCATAAATTAATCACCTTTGATGAAAATTGTTATTCTCTAAAAAAAATAATTGTTGATAAAATAAATATTAATTCATATCATGATAATAATTTTTACATTAATAGTCAAACAAATATTGGTAAATTTATCCAAGAAAACTACAAATGTTTTTTCTATGAAATGAATCCTAATTCCCATTATGTTAATAATGAAATTAAAAGTGAAATTGTATTCAAATGTTATTGTTGAAAATATTATATTTAATTTAATTATAATAAATATTTAAATTACCTTCTTGTTTTATTTAATGTATTATTTTTAATAATATCATTGAATACCTTAGCCTCATTTTTCAAAAAATCAGGTGGTAGTTTTTTATGATTATCTTTTATTTTTTTTATTCTAATATTTCCGTTTTTTATTATTCTTTTATTTACAATTGATGACACATAAATAAATATACTAATTATTATTATAGTCCTTATCATTTTTGTTTTATTTATTATAAAATTTATATGTTTCAATTTTTTATTAATTATAATTAATTATTATAATTAATATTGGTAATTGATCAGAGTGGGGTTCGAACCCACGCATCCGAAGATAGTAGATCTTAAGTCTACCGCCTTAGACCACTCGGCCATCTGACCACCCATTACATATTAATATATGTTTATATCTTTAAGTATGTTATTTGTAAAGAATTATTATCTACAACCTTTATCTTTCAATGTAGTTTTTATTTCCTCTATACAATCAGTTGTACTTGTTATATATAGATTTGGAAAAAAACCATGTATTAATGATTGTACTGATTTCTTGAAAAAATAAAAGGAAAATCCAAATGCTAATTTCAAATGTTCAAAATATGACATGCATACACTTTTTGGATGTTTGTTAAATATATTTTTTATAAAACTTATCATATATATATAATAATAAAGTTATTTTTTTTATTTAATATATATTTTTTAATTATGAATTATAACTTTTTAGGTCAATTTTTAGGTTATCTAACAGCAGGTATTAATTTTGTACTTTATTTACCTCAAGTTTTACATGTTTATAAAGTAAAAGATACAAATTCTTTAGACTCAAAATTTATTATACTTCAAATATTAAGTTGCACATCAACATTATCTTATGGTATTGTTATAAAAGAAATGCCTATTATTGTATCAAGTGTTTCAATATTGATTTCTACATCATTTTTAGGATATGCTAAATGGATTTTATATATTGATAAAAATATAACAAGATATAATTACGAATCTATTGATGAAAAAATTAATAATATTAATGAATATTCTTCATTAAAAAATTAATATATATATAATAATATTATCAATTGATTCAATAAATATTAATTGTATTCATTTATAATAAGAATCTATTTTTTTTGATATAATATATACTAAACTAAATAATATACCTCCCCATAAACTATCTATTAACATTACATCCAATGACCACTTTGAAAATATTGCTCTATTTGTTCCTTCATAAATACCATAAGTTAATAAACCTAGTAAAAACGCATCTAATAATGTACCATTTTTATGTAAAATAAAATAATTAAATACTAATACTATACATATATAAGCATACAATGCACCATCTAACCTCAATTTTATATCTTTACCTTGTATATCATTTATTAATTTATTAAATAATGGGCTTACTAATTTTAAGTAAATACTATCAATCAAAATAAATAAAACTGTACTTATTATAATTCTTTTTATATTTAGTTCCATATATTATATGTAATATTTTTTATTCTAATTTTTATATTTTTCATATTTATGGTTATATTTCTAATAATATAATTTTTAATTTTTAGATATTTATTTATTTATATAAGTATATTATATAATGAACACTGAAATAAAATACGAAAAATTGAATGAAACTCTTCACTATATGGTTAGAAACGAAGATGGGACTCAAAATGGTAACACACTTAAGAATGGTCCTATAAATCGTAATACTAGATATTTAACTAATGCAGCAGGAAAATATAGAAAAGATACCTTACTTAATTATGAAGGATTCACTATTGAACCACCTTTACTTGAAAATGATGAATCTAATCGTCCTCCTAAAGCTCAAGTCAATGAACACGCAAGAATACAAACTTCTAATGGATATTTAGATTTATGGGGAACTTATGATGATCCTAATTTTGGTTCTACTGGTGATGTTATAACTTCTATTAGATCTGCTGTCTTTAGAGGTGTTGGTACTGGTATTTTTAAAGATGCTACTCTTGCCAGAATTACTTATGATAATGATGGCACTGTACTTGGTAGAAAAAGTTTAAGACAAATAACTTTATTCAAAGAAATCACTGACCATACTCATTAAGTTTAATATTTATCTTGAAAATATTTAGTCTTTTTTTTAAATTTAATTTAAATATTTTAAATTAAACTTTATTTACATGATTTTTATTATTACATTGTCTTTTCAAATAATTTTTGATGAAAATTATTTATTTTTTTTATTAACTTATCTTTTTCTTTTTTATCCATTTCTAAATTAAATAATTTATGGATGAATTCAATAGAATATCCCCCCTTAGCTATCGCTTTATATATATATTTTTCTTTTCTTATTTTTTTATCTTTTATATTTAATTTATTACCAAATAATGACTCACTTATATATTCTTTTAATTCATCATATATTTTATTTATTTTATCTAAATCAACTTTATTTAAAACTTTATACCCTTCACCAACTAATAAACTTATATTACCTTCTATATTAGGTTTTTTTATTAAATAAATTTTATTAAAATATTTACTTAATAATAAAATATATTCATTATGTAATTCTGTTGATAATGTCCAACAAAACATAATAAAACTACCTCCTTTCTTTAAAATATTTATTAAATAATATATTTGAATAAACATTAATAAACTTTGACACTGCTCTAAATAATAATAAATACTTTGTGAATCAAAATATTCTTGACTACCATTTATAATTACAAAATCTTGGTTATTTTTTATTTTTTCAAATATTATTTCATAATTTATATTTTTTATAAATTTTATCTTGTCTTTTTTTTTTGATAAATTAAATAATGGATTAAATAATAAATTAAATTTACTAGTTATAAAA